GGCGGGGTCAGTCGGCGATATCATCTATGCGGCCAAGGTGCCGAATGGAGCACGCATCGTCGATTTTCACGAATACCACTCCAACGGCCAGACGGCGGCAGCGATGGATTGGGGCTTCAACCGCGGCATTGCAGCGGGTGGCGGCGCCAATGCGTCGTGCCTCATCTCCGGGGGCGCGGTGGCGACCGAAAATCGCCTCGCCTTCGCGGCATCGCCGAATGGGGGGCCGCTGACGATCTCGCTGTCTGATCTCGATCCGACCGGCTTTGCCGTGCTGATCGGGAAAGCGGCGAGCGGTACGTTCACGATCTCGGTATCGGGGGCGTTCAGCCTCCTATATCGGTTCGAGGGGCCGGCCAACGTCTGATGAGTTGTTTCAACTGAAGAAGGGTCGCCGTTCATGGTTCCGACATTACTCGATGAGGCGAAGGCGCTCGTTCTCAAGGGCGACATTGACGCCGCGATGCGCAAATGCACGGAATTCCTGAACGGCGACTTCTTCAACGACGAAGCACTTTTCATGCTCGGTAACTGCTTCAATGTTGGTGGGATGCATGGGCTGGCGGCTGTCGTTACGTCGGCGGCGATCGACGCGCGGGCATCACGAGGCGGGCAATTCCCCGAGGCGCTGCTGAACCTTGGCGGCTCGTATAAGGCGGGGCGCCAGAATGATATGGCGGAGCGGATTTGGGCTAAGGCGTTGAGTTGCGAGCAGCAGCCACGCCGGCGGGCCATCATTATGTCAAACATGGCGGGGCTCTACGTCAACGAGGGGCAGCCGGAGCGGGCGATCGAGTGGTGCGACTGGGCGCTCAAGGAAGATCCGGGATGTCATGCGGCCGCGACGCAACGTGGGATGGCGTGCCTTGAATTGGGGCGCTGGCGTGAGGGATGGGAAGGCTGGCGGCATACATATGCTTCGCACGATCGTCGGCACCGGAACTACGGCGAGAACATCCCGCAATGGACGGGGGCGATGGGGCAGACTGTCATCGTCTATGGCGATCAGGGCGTGGGCGATGAAATCTATTACGCTTCGTGCCTGGCGGACATGGCGGAGGTTTGCCGCAAGGTGATCCTCGATTGCCATCCGCGCCTCGACAAGCTGTTCGCGCGGTCGTTCCCGGAATTCGAGGTATACGGAACGCGTAAGGATCTGACCGAGTTGCCGTGGCTGCGGGATTGCGGCGCGCAGGCGGCGGTGGCGCTGGCTGATTTGCCGGGGCATTTTCGGAACACCGATGCCGAGTGGGGAGACGGGCGAGCATATCTGAAGGCAGAAACGCCAGGGATTGTTGTTGGCGCAAGGTTTTCGCCGCGTATCGGCATCAGTTGGACGGGAGGCACAAAGCGGACGCGATCCGACCTGCGCAGCATCCCAATTGAGATGCTTGAGCCGATCTTGCGGGCACGGCCGGACGCGCAATGGTTCTCGCTGCAATATACGCCGGACAAGGCGGAGAACCAGCCGGACGCGGCGCGGCAGGTATGCGAGCTTGAGGAGCGCACCGGTCTTCGTATTTCGCATTATCCGGGATGGGTTGAGTGTTTCGATTACGACCACACAGCGTCGTTTGTCTCGTCGCTTGATCTGGTGATCACGGTTTGCACGACGGTTCACCATCTCGCCGGGAGTATCGGCGTTCCAGTCTGGACGCTAGTGCCGAGTCGCCCGAGCTGGCGGTATCAGCTAAAGGGCGAGCGGCTTCCGTGGTATGGTAGCGCGCGACTGTTCCGTCAGGAGACGGACGGAGATTGGTCTGGGCCGATCGTGCGGGTGGCGCAGGAGTTGGAACGCTTGTGATGCTCATAACTGAACCGTACCGCGAGTTGAACGCCGCGCTGCACGTTAGCAATCCGGCCTACGGCACCTCGGGCGGCAAATGGGCGGGTAAGGTGCATCGGCTGGCGCGGCAGTATGAGGCGCGGTCTGTACTCGACTATGGCTGTGGTCGCGGGACGCTTCGGGATACGCTGCTGAAGATTGCGGACGGATGGCCCGCCATATATCTGTGCGCCGAGTATGACCCGGCCATCGAGGGCAAGGACGCACGGCCGAACCGGGCCGACCTGGTGGTCTGCGGCGACGTGCTGGAGCATATCGAGCCCGAGTGCCTGTACGCGGTGCTCGACGACATCCGCGACCTCGCGCGCAAAGGAGTGCTGCTGATCGTGGCTACGGTGCCGGCGAGCAAGACGCTGGCGGACGGGCGCAACACACACCTGATCGTCGAGCCGGCCGAGTGGTGGTTCCCTAAGCTGGCGCTACGTTGGCGGATCAAGGAGTTTCAGGACCGCAACGGATACTTCGTGTGTGTGGGAGAGGCGAGGTGACTGCTTTAGCCTATCGTGACGGGGTAATGGCGGCCGATACCGCCTGCTATGCGGGCGAGACGCTCCAGGGCTTCACCACAAAGATCGCGCGCGGGCCGGATGGATCATTGGCCGGGGCGGCAGGCAACACAACGCTATGCCATGAATTTCTGGAGTTGTGGCGCGAGGGTATAAATGCCGGCGGTTGGCGGCCAACAATCGTAGGCGAGGCTCGTTTTAGCGCGATCGTGGTTATGCCCGATGGTCTCGTATGGGAATGGGATGAGACTGGGCGCAGCTTATCCCGCGCGCCGTTCCATGCTGATGGGTCAGCTCACCCGATGCTGATTGGCGCAATGGCCGCGGGCGCATCGGCCGAGGAAGCGGTTGAAATCGCGATCCGGTATAGCGCGCATTGCGGCGGTGAAATCCAGGTGGAGCGGCTAAGCCATGCGGGCGTGCTGCCTCGCTCAAGATTGGAGCCGAAGATGCCTGGCGGCGCGGCCATTCCAAAGGACGCGGCAGCATGACGTTACCGATTTTCATTGGATACGACGAGCGCGAGGCCGAGGCGTTCGACGTCTGCCGCGCCTCGCTGCTACGCCATACCTCGGAGCCGCTGCATATCGTCAGGCTGGACCAAGCGGCGCTGCGGCGCGCGGGGTGGTATCGCCGCGAATGGCGGCATGTTGAGGGTCAAATGGTTGATCTAGGCGACCTTAAACCATTTAGCACCGCGTTTGCATTTACCAGGTTCCTGGTACCGGCGCTGTCGCTGTATGACGGGTGGGCGTTGTTCTGTGATGGAGATTTCCTGTTTACCGATGATGTCGCGAAGCTGTTTGCGCTTGCCGATGACCGATACGCGGTGATGTGCGTCAAGCATGACCACGATCCGGCTGAGACGAGTAAGATGGGTGGCATCGTGCAAAGCCGCTATCGCCGAAAGAACTGGTCGAGCCTCACCCTCTATAACTGTGGGCACCCCTCGAACGGTAATCTAACCGGGTACATGGTCAACGAGTTCGCCGGGCAATGGCTGCATGCGTTCAACTGGCTGACCAATGATGAGATTGGGGCGCTGCCGATCGAATGGAATTGGCTGTCAGGCATAAGTCCGGACGTTGGCAAGGTGCCTGCCGGCATTCATTTCACGCTCGGCGTCCCGACGATGCCGGGGTGCAACAACAGCCCCCACGCTGGTCGCTGGTTGGCTGAGCGTGCCTTGATGCAAAAGGGCGCCGAATAGATGCCGGTATCTGTCACATATTTGGTCCTCCAGCAAACCATTGCCGACGAACTCGGCAACCGCACGGACTTGCTTGAACCGCTTAGCGATAGCGGGCTTGTTTTGTCGCCCATTGAAAACGCTATCCAGTCTGCCATAGCGAAGTGGGAACGCGAGCAGTTCTTTTTCAACGAGATTTACGACAGCGCCACGCCATTGTTTACGACGGTTGCAAATCAGGAACTTTATACGTCGGTGGATAATTCCCGCATAGCGTCCTCGCCGTATATCTATAGCCTTCATGCGCTGATAAACAGCAATCGGTGGCCATTGACGAAACGGACATGGGACTGGATGGAGGAGATTGCGACCAATCCGGCAGAGCGGGGTCAGCCAACAGATTGGGCGTATCTGGGGCAGACGATCCGCCTCCACCCGATCCCGAATGGGGCCTATCCAATTCGGTCGAGCCGCCTGGATATTCTGCCGCATGTATTCATCCTAGATGAGAGTTTGCTTGATGGAACCGAGGTTCTCGCCCCTGGTGAAACCGGTGTATGGTCATCTTATGCATATGACCTGATTCGTACTGAGGCGAAACTCATACTTGCGCAGGAGGTGTTACACGACGATGATCTGGCGCGGCGCATGAAAATAGCGATTTACGGCGATCCTGCGCTACCGAGCGATCGAGGGTATCTCTATAGCCTGAAGGCTGAGACAACGCGCCGCGTATCGACCAGACGGGTACGAGCGACTCATTTTTAATGGCTGCTCCTCTCGTTCTTCCTGTTGCCGAATTCATGCCGGATCAGCCGGATCAGCCGGCGAGTGGATCGGCTGTTATCCAAAACGTGTTCCCGCGCACCCTGGCCAGTTATGGCGGTATTAATGCGCCGGTGGCGGTCTACAATGCGCTCAATAGTCGTTGCCGGGGCGGCTTTGGGGTCCACGACAAATTCGGCAATGTGTTCATGTTTGCTGGATCGAATAGCGATCTGTATCTGCTTAAAGCTGGCGGGACGGATTGGGTTAACAAATCCGTAGCGCCTGGGTTTTACGATACCGGCGTTAATGTTTGGAACTTTGTATATTTTAACGGACAGGTAATTACTACAAATTATACGGCAATACCGCAGCATTATATATTGTCGCCGGAGAGTAGCGTATTCAGCTTTCTTAGTGGGGCACACGCAGTCCCTCGCGCTAAATACATAGCGGTTGTGAAGAATGCGTTTCTTGCTTTGGGCAATACCTACGATGATGTAAATGGGGAGATGCCGCAGCGCGTGTGGTGGAGCGCGGCCGGTGATCCAGAAAATTGGCCGGTGCTTGGTACTGATGAGGCGGCACAGGTGCAATCCGGTGCTGTTGATCTGCTTGGCGGCGGCGGCGACGTACAAGGCTTTGCCCCGGATTTGATCAATGCGGATGCGGTAGTGTTCATGGAATACGGCTTGCGTCGCATGATGTATGCGGGGCCGCCGGATGTGTTCTCGTTCTTACCGGTCGAGAATGCGCGCGGGACGCCGGCACCTAGCTCGATCGTCGTACAGGGCGGCATCGCGTACTATTGGGGGCAAGACGGAATATATGCGTTTGATGGGGGAAGCAGTCAGCCAATTGGTGCCGGTAAGGTAGATAAGTTCCTATTGGGGGACGGGAACCAAGTTGGCGATGTCAACATGGCGCATATCAAGCGTGTGGTAGGTGCTGCCGATGCGTTGAATAAGTTGATCTGGTGGGCGTATCCGTCTACTGCGAGTTCTGGCAATCCTGATCGACTGCTTTGCTATAGCTGGGAGCTTGGCCGCTTCTCGTTAGTGCTTTTGACATGCGAGACGATCTTCCGGTTGTTATCGGTTGATGCGACGCTTGGTAGCAAATTACAGATAGCGCTGTTCGATGCCACGCATAAGATGAACTTTTTTACCGGCGGAGCGCTCGCCGCCACGGTGGATACGCAGGAGCTGCAGCCGGTCCCCGGAAGACGGGTTTTCATAAGGAATTCCCGCCCGATGGTTGATGGACTGTCGTCGGCTCCAACGGTTGCCATTGGTCACCGCGAGCGGCTTCAGGATGCTGTTTCGTTTAGTCCTGCTGTAGCGCTAAACGCGATGGGAATGTGCCCTGTGCGCCGTTCGGGGCGCTTGGTGCGTGGTCGGATTACCGTGCCTGCCGATGCGACAACCTGGTCGAATATTTCGGGGATTGAGCTAGACGTGGTTCCGCAGGGCTCGCGCTGAACAATGGGGATCTGGGACGAGCCCGCTGGGGCGTTCCCTGCCGCGCTGGCGCAGGACGGGGTGCTGGCTAGGGCGCTGGCATCGCTCTACGACAATCGGATTATCCCGATACCGCGGGGCACGGCGGAGGAAGCCGGGGCGGCGCTATATGGGATGACAGGGATACCGGACATTCAGGCGGGCGCGCAGGCAATGGGCCGGGGCGAGTATCTGCCGGGGTTGGGGCAGATGACGTTCGGAGTGCTGGGTGCGGGCGCGCTGGGAGCGCCTGTGGCGCGGGGAGCGATGACGGCGGGCCGTGAGGCGCTGGGAGCGGTCCCCGGCGTTCTGGCGGACACGCGCGGGGCTATTCGGGCCTTTCACGGCTCGCCCTACGACTTCGAGCGGTTCGACATGAGCAAGATCGGGACCGGCGAGGGGGCGCAGGCTTACGGGCATGGGTTGTATCTGGCCGAGAGTGAGGACGTAGCGCGGGTCTATCGTGATCAGGTCAAAGACATGGCGGCGATTGCGGCGGCGAATGCGCGGATGTCTGAATTGGCACGTCAAATGGACCCGTTGCGCAAGCCGGGAACGCTCCGCGAGTTCACTGATCCGCGAGGCAATGAGCTTGTGGCTGAATATGATCGTTTGATGGCCGAGAAGATGAAGCCTGGTCGCATGTACGAGGCGCGGATCAACGCCGAGCCGGAGCAGTTCTTGGATTGGGACAAGCCGCTCGTTCAACAAAGCGAGGCGGTACGATCGGCACTTGAGAATGCTGGGGGTGCCGCTTCTTATATTGGTAATAGTGGCATGCCTCTTGGTCATTTTATCAGACAGGCAGGACGTAATCGGTATACTGCAAGTGATTTATTCAATCGAGGAGGCGAGCCGCTAACCATGACTGACGCGGATGTATCCGCGCGTCTTTGGGAAGCGGGCATCCCCGGCAGCCGGTATCTTGATCAGAGCAGCCGCACGCCAATGGGACCGGCGACATACACAGGTGAATTGACTGCGCAGCAACGGGCTGGATTGGATGCGCTCAATGCTTCGGGACAATCACGCCGATGGGAAGTTGATGCGTATACGCTGCTTAAGCAGTTGATAGAGAATTATCAGCAATCAGCCGACGCACTCGCGCGCGGAAACAAGGCAGTTCTACCGAATGTTGGCGAGAAACTAGCGGGAATGCGGGCGCTAGATCCTGAAAAGCTAGTGGGGCCGACGCAGACGAGCAACTACGTCGTGTTCGACGACAAGCTGATCGACATCATCCGCAAGTACGGGCTGGCGGGGTTGGCCGCGCCTGGCGCACTCGCGCCGGCATACACAGGAGAACGATAGAATGCCGGGTCTTGTACAATCGCTAATCTCCGCGCAAGTAGCGGGGTCTACGCTCTCCGCCACTACATCGGCGACCTCGATCTTGCCGGCGCAGGCGAAATTGACGTTTCCGGCCAACTATTTTGATTATGTTGGCCGCCGTATGAAGATCACGGCGCAAGGGCAGATATCGAATATCGTCACGACGCCGGGCACGCTGATCCTCGATCTACGGCTCGGCGGTACCGTTGTCTTCAACGGCGCGGCGATGCAACTGTCCACGACGGCGCATACCAGCGTGCCGTGGTGGTGGGAGGTAGAGTTGACCCTACGGGCGGCTGGCAGCGCAGCGAATTTCATGGGGCAGAGTAAGTTCATCTCGCAGGCGGTGAGCATTTCAGGTGCTGACCCGACAACGGGACATTCGATCGTCCTTGCGCCCAATACCGCGCCGGCTGTCGGGACCAACTTCGATGCGACAGCGGCAATGCAACTCGATCTGTTCGCCAAGTTCTCTGTGTCCGATGCGGCCAACGCAATCACATTACAGCAGTTCGAGGCGCAATCTAACGTGTTGTATTGATGGGGATGGTCGACGACCATGCTCATACCGGTCGCAGTCCGGTCGGCCTTTGTGCCGACCATGCACGGGATGCGCCGATTGCGCAGCGTCGGCGGCGGTTTTGGGCTTGGTAGCGGCGCTACGCAATCTGGGGCGGCGATGCTGTCGGTTGCAAGTGGCAATGAATTGCGAATGTCGCTTGCTACCAAGTTGGCGGCGATCAGGGGTTTTGTCGGCGTAGGAAGGCGTGGCAGCCCAGCCCTTCATGGGGCTGCTATCGGTGCGCCTGGCGCGGGGATAGGCGGCGGGGCAAGTGGTCCGGGAGAGCTGGTATCACCAGTTGGCGGTGCGGACGCGATTGGATATCGCCCGGCGCCGCTCTCCGAGGCTCCGCCCGGCACGTTGCAATATGCAGCCAGCGAGCGATGGGTGCGCAGGATTGTCGATACTGTTAATAACAGTTTGCGCGGCAAGCTCAATGTGACGTTGGGCGTGACGCTGACGGCAAATGCAGGCTCGACAATCATTTTGGACGCGCGGATCAGCGCATTCTCGGCGCTGGTGTTCATGCCGCTGAGCGCAAATGCAGCAGCGGAGCAGGCGGCAGGCACCATGTATGTGAGCGCGCAGAAGACGGGGCAAGCAACGATCACGCATGCGAATAACACGCAGAGCGACCGTGCATTTCGCCTAATTGTGTTGGCCTAAACGGGAGATAGCCATGTTTTTCGACAAGATGAACGGCGGCGCCGGGATGGGACCAGGCATGGGAATGAGCGGAGGCGCGGCGGGCCTCACGTCTCCCGGCATGAATCCGCAATCTCTCGCTGCGCTGATGGCGATGTTCGGCGGTGGGGGAGTTGGCGGCGGGATGGGTGGTCCGATGATGGCCGGGCCACAGCTACCAGCGCTTCCTGCGCGGGGTGGTATGGGTGGTCCGGCGATGCCGCAGATCCCGCCCGTGCCGGGACCACAAGCCGCGCCAGCTGCCGCGATGCCTGCGATGCCTGCAGCAGCACAGCCGAACCTGATGGATATGCTGACGAAAATGGATCCGGCGAAGTTACAGGATCTGATGGCAAAATTGGGTCTCGGTACTCCTCAGAGCGCGCCTCCGATGGGTGACTGGTCCGCGCGGCCAAATCCCGGTTTGCTGTCGGGTCTGTTTGGCGGTGGGGGAGGAGGCGGCTACTGAGTATTTGCTGCGTTCCGGTTGAGCACATGCACTTTATCTGGCCGCAGGTCAGAGCATTCATTGATGCAGCGCTTGTTCGTACCGGCGGGAGGTTCCTCGCCGGGGATGTGCTCGATTTGTTGCTGAATGGCAAAGTGCGATTATGGGTGTCGTGGAACGATGAAGAAAAGCAGGTTGACGCAGCGATCGTGACCGAGATTATTCAATATCCGCGCTTGCGTGAGTTGCGTATCTGGTTGGTCGGAGGGCGCAACATGAAGGCGTGGTTTGCTGACGCTGAGGCGCTGATTGCTGAGTTTGCACGCGACAAAGGGTGCGCGATGATGGCAAGCGGCGGGCGTCATGGCTGGCTGCGCGTCATAGGCGCGGAGTGGCGTCAGACCGGCCCTACGTGGGAAAGGAACCTATAGCATGCCAGGCGGCGGCAAAGGTGGCGGAGGTCCGTCCGGCACTACTACATCTACTGCGAATACCGAACCGTGGGGGCCGCAGCAGGAATATCTGAAGGACGTTTTCTCCAGCGCGTCGAACCTATATCACGGGTACACGCCGCAATATGCGCTAGGCTCAACGGTACAGGGGCCAAATTGGGCACAGTTAGCTGCCACAGATATAATGATGCGGCCGGAGCAAGACGCTCTACCGGGAATTGCTAGCAATACGAGTGCCGGGCTTCTCCGTGGCGACTGGTTCAAATATAATCCGGCATACGCGACGTTCGGCTCATTGGCATCTGATGCAAGCCCGGAAGGGCAGGCGTTAAAATCATATATGAGCGGCGAGCGGCTTGGGGGCGCGGGAAATCCTTATACCGATGCGTTAAGCCAGAGCGTGATATCGCGGGTGGTGCCGGGCATACAATCAAAATTCATCAGTGGTGGTACACTGTCGAGTCCGGAGGCAGCACGCGCAACGGCGGCGGGTGCTACGTCGGCGCTGGCGCCGTTGCTGTTCGCTCAACAGCAGCAGGAAGAGCAGAACCAGATCGCGGCGGCTCAGCAAAGTGGACAGAGACGACAGGCGGCTGGGACGGGGCTGCAAACGACGTGGGCCGGTGACACGAACGATATGCTGCGAGCGCTCGCATTGGCTCCAGCGACGGATGCGGCAGCCTATGCGCCTTATGATCGGCAACTCGCTGCGGGTGGCGCTCATCAACAATGGCAACAGCAGGCGATTAACGATGCCGTTGCCCGGTGGAATTTTGGGCAGGAGTTGCCTTACCAGAAACTCAATCAGTACCTCGGCGCGGTGAGCGGCAATTATGGCGGCAACTCGCAATTGACGCAGCCGTATTTTGCTCCGCCGTCCGCTTCCCCACTCAGTCAGATTGGGCAGGGTGTCGGGGTGTTGTCGTCGCTGTTCGGATTGTTCGGAGGCTCCGATCGGCGGATGAAGGACGATATTCGCAAGGTCGGGAAGCTTGATAACGGGTTGATGGTCTACTCTTACCGCTACAAGGATGATCCTGGCGAGATGAAGCATATTGGTGTGATGGCGGATGAGGTTGAGGACGTGCATCCCGAGGCTGTGGCGACGCTGCCGCCGGCGTTCGGGCATCTCGCCGGGATGAAGGTCGTTGATTACGGCCGCGCGACGGCTTAGGGGATAACGCCGATGCCCTCTCTCGCCGAAATGCTCGGGTACATCGTTCAGCCGATGTTCGGTGGACCAACGATCCCGATTTTGCCGAAGGCGCAGAGCAATGCGACATCTACTGGCATTCCAGGTGTGGCGCCGCCGAAGGGGCAGCCGTTGTCGAGCCCCGCCGAGCTGATGAACGCGCTGACCGCGATCGGTAATGCGCGGTATGAGAACCAGCTTCGCGAGGCGCAGGCGGAACAGGCGCGGGCAACGGCGGGGTTGTTCAAGACGGCAGTGGAGTTGGGCGGCACGGGGCCGACTTACACCACGGGCGGAGCGGCACCGCCGGCGGCGCCGAGTGCATGGGGATCACTCGCCGGGCCGTCCCCGGCAGAGGGGCCAGACATTAATCCGTCAGGCGGCGGCATATTCTCGACGATCAGGAAATATGAGAGCGGTGACGATTACAATGTCGGAACCGGGGGAACCGACCTTTCCAGGGCACCTCGTGATGAATTCGGTTTCCCGATTTGGGAGGGCAAAGGGAACAGCCACGCGGCTGGCGCCTACCAGTTCCAGCCCGCGACATGGCGGCAATATGCGGCCCCGCTCGGGATCAAGGATTTCTCGAAAGAGTCACAGGATGCGGTGGCGCGTGCGGCGTATCTTGATCAGGGCGTCAAGCCGTGGGCGCCATACAATCCGAAGCTGGCGGCGGCGCTAGCGCGCGGCGAGCATCTGACTGCCGATGTCGTGCGAGGGCCGGATGCCGTTATCGGCGGTGCGCCGGTCGGCGGCGCCCCTATGTCGCTTGCTCCGGGTATGCCGCCGTCCATGCCGGCTGTGCCGCAAGGGTTGGCGGGCGGTATGCCACGCCTCGACGATGCCTCTCTTGCTCGTGCCCGCAGTATGGAGAACGTGTACGGCATTCTCGGCAAGAAGATGCCGACGTGGGCCGAGGAGGGCGTCAAGATGGCGCCCGGCGGCTCGATGTCGCCAGAGTATATCGCCGCGATCGAGGCGACGAAGGGGTGGGCGAAGGTCGCGCCGGAGTTATTCACGCAGACGCAGTTGAAGCAGGTGCAAGGCGGCATCGACCTTTCTCTGAAAGAGAAGCAGGCGATGCTTGATCGGGCGAACGATGATCAGAAGCAGCGTCTTGCAGCAACGCTTGACGTGACGACTGTTACCGAGCGGCTGCCTGGTGGCAGTATGGTCGAGCGGCCGATTACCCGCGCGGAATTGGCGGGGCGGGTCGCTCCGGCACCGCAACTCGGGGCGGGCGCAACACCAACAGTTCCGAGCGCACAGCCGACGCCGTTTGGCACTGGCATCTTCGGGAAACCTGTTGGGATAGGTCCGACGCCAGAGGGTTATCAATTGGTGACGCCGCCGGGTGGTGGGGGCACCCGGCAAGAGCGGATCCCTGGCAGCCCAGCGGCACAGGCTGGAGAGCAGGCGCAGGGGGAACGGCAGCAGGCTGCCGATATCATGAAACAGGATATTAGCCGGGCGCTGACTCTCTCTAATAACGCAGGTGGAATGTTCAGGTCTACCGGCGTGCAGGGGGCCTTGTTTCAAGGTGTTCCCGGTACGGCTGCATATGATTTGCGGCTAATGCTTGACTCGATCAAGGCAAATACAGCGTTTGATCGCATTACGCAAATGCGAAACTCCAATCAGACTGGTGCTGCGCTCGGTGCGGTGTCAGACCGGGATATCAATCTGCTGCAATCAACGATGGGCAGCCTTGAGCAATCGCAGAGCCGCGCGCAATTTGAAACGACGCTCAAGCGGCTTTCCAATCTCTTCCAGGATGTCATCAATGGCGCTCCTGCTGACCTGGAAAAGGCGGTGAAAGAGGGGAAACTTAGTAGGTCACAGTTTGACGCCGCGATAGCTCGGCGTGAGAAAAATCGTTATTCCGATGTGGATGAGGTGCCTGCTATCGAGGATGGGCGGACTGCCATCAACCCCAGTACCAATGAGAGATTGATCCTGCGCAACGGCAAATGGGAGCCTGTGCGATGAGTGATCTGCCTCCTGGCTTTGTTCTTGAGCCGGCCACCCCGCGTGTGGATGCATCGAATTTACCGCCCGACTTTAATCTTGAGCCGCAGGAAAGCGCACTCAATCAGGCGCTTCGCGCAGCTATGACGATGGGGGTGCGCGGCGCGACGGGGTTTGTTGGCGCTGTCGCTGATCCGCTCGCACCCCTGCGGCACATGATCAGTCCGTCACTTGAGCGGATCGAGAGTGGTTCTGCGGATCCAGGCGGCGCCCTGTTCGGGGCAACCGGTGTGCTGGAATACAAGCCGACGTCGCCGCTTGGGCGTATAGGGTTGAACGCGGCAACGGGGGGTGTCGCTGGTCTACCTCTGGGGCCTTTGGGCGCTGCGGCATCTGCGGCAGGCGGCGGCGCGGCACAAGCCGTCAGGGAGTTGCTGCCTCTATCGGAGAACACCGAGCGCCTTGCTGCGGCTGCCGGATTTACTCCTGGTTTGGCTATTTCCGCCATGAGAGGCGCGTCGGCGCCATCGGCAAAACAGATAAAGGATGCTGGTACAGAAGCCTACCAAACCGCGCAGGGTTTCAAGATCGATGTGAGGCCCGAGGCTGTTGCCGACATGGCGAACGGCATCGTTGCGGACCTGCAAAAAACCCTTATTCTCAACAAAGCTGCGCCCGTCACATACGATATTTTGAGTGAGGTCGCCAAGGATGCCGCCACTCCTCCTCCCGCCGGCGCGATCAAGATGGTTACCATCCCTCAAATTGAGGCGATGCGTGTCCGTCTTAACGAGGTCCGTTCGGACTTCGGCCAACCTAAGGCGGAGCGCAAGGCTGCTGGCCTCGCTGTTCGTAGCATTGATAAATTTTTTGACGACCTCCAGCCGAAGCACGTCTTGGCGGGCACGCCAGGAGACGTGGCGGCCGTCGCGGACACCTATCGCCAGGCGCGAGGGAATTGGGCCGCGGCGCAGCGATCGAACGATCTCACCGGGGAACTCGACCGGGGCAATACAGGGATCTTCGGGCGCGCCGAAGCCAGATCAGAAGCCTCAAATTCCGGTCGCAACTTTGATAACCTACTCCGGCAAAAAGTAGCGTCGTTTCTGGAGCAGGACAAAAATGTGTTCGGCTTCTCCGACGCCGAGATTGCTGCGCTGGAAGGTCTCCGTAAGGGCGGCCCTGCGCGAAACGCCGCTCGGAAAGTTGGCAATTTCCTGGGTGGCGGCGGGGGGTTCGCGCAACTATTCTCTGCGATGTCTGCGGGTGGCGGAGCAGCTGTGGCGGGGGCCGGGAGCCCCAAGGTGGGAGCCGCAATGGTCGCGCCGATCGTCGTCGGCACGGCGGCGAAGGCACTCGAAAACGCCCTGGCGCGTCGCGACATGCGCGGGGTTGATACGATGGTTCGTCAGCGCTCGCCGCTCTATCAGGAGCAGGCGGCAAATGGCCTAAACGCCCGCGACGTGGCTATGCTGCGCGCGCTGTTGCCTGGGCTGATGGCGAACCAACAGCAGCCGCAGCGGTCGTTCGGCGCATTCTAGCGCGATCACCAAAAATGGTGTCGGAACTCGCCGCTGAAAATCCAATCGAGGGCACGCATCGCCATCCATGGGCCGAAGCCTATCCAGAAGACGGCGTCGCCACGGAAGGGCGGATTGCCGACCCCGAGGGAGGCAATTGCGGCGAAGATCATCCACATGACGCCAACTCGGTCTGCCCAGATCATCGGCGGCTCCGCTCAACGGTAAATTTAATTTTAGATACGTCGCCTTGGGCGGCGGCGCAAGCCTGCGATATGGTTAATTCGGCGATGACAGGAGTCTTCCGATCATGAGAAATGTCGCCGTGTCGATCCTCGCCGCTGCGTTGCTGGTCCTGGCATCGCCGGCCCGTGCGGTCTGCCCTGCAACCAATACCTATCCATTCGAGGCGAATTGCCCACTGCCGGCGGCTGAGCTGAACAAGGCGCTGGGCGGTTCGGGCAACATCGTGGCCCCCGTCGATTACGATGCGCTATGTGGCGGTCAGACGACCGAGGCGGAAATCGCGCTTACCCCGCCGATCGCGCACGATTGCACGACGGCGATCAACCTTGCGGCTGCGGTCATTGTCAATGGTGCGGCCCCCGAGGTGCGCCTTCAAGCAGGACTTTATTACGTCACGAACGAAACCCTGCTGGACAGATCACAGGTTTTCGCCGGAGATGGGCGCGGCTTAACAGGTATTCGGGTGCGAGATACATTCAGTCCAACCGCTCGTGGCGTGTTCGTTCTTGGAACTACCGCCATGCACTATGGGGTTGGAGAAACCATTCGCGATTTGTATATCACTTTTGACCAGCCGCCCACGCCATCCGGCGGACGGGCGGGATTTGTAAATGTTACTACAGGATGTAGCATTACGGGTGGGCCGGGATGCAAGTATCCGCCGGCCATCTTGATGCTTGGCACGGCGGCGGGGTCGGGCGGCCGGAATACGTTTAATGATCTACGGATCGAGCGGGCCTGGGACGGGATTGCGGGCGATGCTGTCGGGACTGTGAACAGCCCCAATGGGTTTGGTAATCAGATTTATCAAATCTACAACCTGGAAATCTCGGCGCTCAATAAAGGACTCTGGATTGATGGCGTAGCCGATCAGTCGATGATCTCCGGGTTCCATTTCTGGACATTCGGCATGAACGGAACGCATCTCGGCCTGATGACGATTATGGCGGACGGCGATACTGACTGCATCAATATCGGTCGGCAGGACGGTTCGTTGTTTACCAATATCTTCTGTCATGACACGGCGATCCGCACAGTTTCCTCGCAGTTTTTGAATGAGGCGTTGGCGCCATTCGCGTTGGTCGGAGAGTGGTCGAATGTCAGCCTCGACCACGGCAGCCTAATTATCGAAGACACCGATCATCTTGAGATCAGCAACTTCAGCGGTTCGGCGGGGCCTACTCCGGCGTATCCTCACCTGATTGATGTCCAGGGGGGTCTGCTCAATCTCTCCAACGTTGGACCGAATCATATAACAGCGGTGCCGGCTATAGGTGTCAGCGGCGGCGTTTTAAATCTCCAAGGGGGCAGTATATCAAGCCCCGGCGTAGACGTTGCGAGTGTATTGGTGACAAGCGGCACTGCGCGGATACGGAATGTCAACTTTGCAACAGGAGGCACAAATAGAACGATCGCGGTAGTTAAGCAAACTGGCGGGAACCTAGTTTTCCAGAACAATTCTGTGACTACCAACGCTGGACAGACAGGCGTCGTCTTGGAGACAACCCTGGATTCAGCTGGAAACTGGATCACCGGTAATAAGTTTGGTGGATGGCCGGTTTCGCTGGGGTGTGGCGCCACGACCGGGGGATGGTGCTACACGACAACGGATGGGTTTTATGACCTCCCGGATGTCCCGTTCACGATGGGGACGATTACCCCGTCCTTCGGGACGCTGGGCGACTTTGTACCGGCAAACATCGTATCGGCTGGCCGATGGTGGTTGCGCGGGGACCATGCCGAATACAAGCTGTCTTACGAATTTGATACCAACGCTTACACAACGGCGGCGGGCACGTTTACGCTGAGTACCGCATTACCAAGCCCGAGCAACCCGGCAACCATGCACTCGGGCTGTACTCCGAGCCTGTTCAGCAAAGTGTCATTGGCGGGTGCGGTGCAAGCTATGTGTCATATCGCGGGAACGGCTGGAACGGTAGACTGGACCTTCCCAACCTTTGTCTCGGGAGCCGCGAGCGGCCTCATGGGGGTTGCCAGTTTCCCGGCGAGTACGACGGATATGAGAGTTGATCTGTTCGGGAGGTATCAGATCCGATGAGCGATTGGGCTTTATATGCCGGAGCAAGAGATATAGGTCGCATTCTTCTGCTCGGTGCGGGACTCTTTATAGCGGGGGTCGTCGGAGGGGTTTACATCTCGTCCTACATGGCATCGAGCCTCATGGTGGCGAGGAACGGCACCGAGTGCGTCGCTGTCGATCAGGATCGGAATGGGCAAGAGGTGGGCCGCTGGAAGCCGCGTAACGGGCGGTGTATGCTGCGCGATTGGCGGCTTTGGCATCCGTTCGGAGGGTAAAAAGGAATGAGCAATATGAGAAAACTATTGGTGGAAGGGCTGCTCGCTGTAGTAATGCTGACGTTGGTGGCGTTGCCGGGGATAGCGGCTGGCGTAAGCATTATTACGACAGCAGCAACAATTACTGTAACATCCGGCAATTGTCTGGCCGCGCGTACCGCGCGCTCATCCCTTACGTTGGATGCGACGGGGTCAGCTGCTAATATCGGGTATTGCCAGGGGGCTACATGTACTGCTGCGATAGGAGTCACCGGCACAACGACGCTTGCTTTAGGCACTTTGCACTTTTGGCCGGCAGAGTCCGCGCCGCGTGACGGGTTTTGTTTTATCTCTGCCTCTGGGTCTCAACCGATGACAATTCGGGAAGGGATTAGGTAATAATGACAAGGCGTCATGTCGCCGCGACTGGCGTTTGGGCAGCCGCGCTGCTGATCGCGGCCACATCCGGTCCGGTTGCTGCGCAAACTCTGGTTTCAGGCCGGTATCTCAGCACGGCGCCGACCATAGCAAATGGGGGGCAGCATCCTCTCACGCTAACCGTTGATGGCAGGCTAAGAACGGATGCGGCCGGCGCCTCTGGTGGCACCGTCGCGATCGATCAGACCACGCCGGGCACGACGAACGCGGTTGTCGCGATCGGCAATGTTGCATCGGGAGCGACGGATAGTGGCAATCCGCTGAAGATTGGTGGTGTCTTTACCACGTCGCCTCCGACGATAACGACGGGGCAGCGCGGGGATGCACAACTTGATGCCAACGCAAATTTTCGCGTGCGCCTTGTGGGAAGCACGCTCACAGGAGCCGATGCCGTCGCAAATACCGCATTGGCGGCGGTGGCGAATGCTGGTGGATACTCCACGCTGTCGCTATCGGTCGCACCAATAGTCTTCAACGGAACTACCTGGGATCGGCTTCGCGGCAATACCTCTGGTGTCAATGCCATTCCAACGGCATCAACGGGAGCTGGTGCGAGTTTTCTGAATGTTGTGGCGGGGCAGGCAACCACCGTCGTTAAATCAGGTGCCGGGACGCTCTATGCCATCGTGCTCAACTCGGCTGCAACCGCAACTAACGTCACGACCGTTTACGACAATACGGCTGGGTCAGGGACAGTGATCGCCATCCCGGCGGTTACGACGGCGACGATCCCGGTCACGCTATCGTTCGGTACTACGGGGTTGGCATTTGCGACTGGATTAACTGTTGTAACAGCTACGGCGAATGGTGGCAACATGACGTTTATATACAAGTGACCGGAGCGCGCATAGACGGAGTTGATGCGATGATGCGCCATGCTGACATTTTTGGGCCAGTGAGAAATAATATGCGCATAAAGATATATCATATTGCGATCGTACTCGCATGCCTCACGAGTTGTTTTTTGGGGGCACCAGCATATGCACAATTGGTCTCAGGTGGCGCGGGGGGAGCGGGTGGCTCGGTCAGCGTGACAGCGGCGACTCCGAATATCGTCATTGACCCGACGCCAGGCACTGGCACGTTCACGGTCGGGACGAAGGCAGCTTCTGCACTTCAGAGTGCGAATAGCGCCTACACGATTCAAACGACAGACGCTGGCAATATTATTGATCGGGCGAACTCGATCACGCAGACCGATGTTATCCCGGTCGCGACTGATCCAGGATTCGGGGCCGGGTTCGGGTTTACCTACAAGACTCGGAGTGTTGGCAATACGCTCACCGCCACGACGAGTCTCATCAACGGAATTGCCGGGGCCACAGGGATCGCGATCGGTCCGCAGCAGACCGTCGATTGCTGGTCGGACGGAGCCAATTATCACTGTGCAATCGGTCTGCCAACGGTGGCGACGGCAAACCCAAGCGCCACCGTGAGCGGCAGCGCGGTCAACGGATCGGCCGCGACGTTCATGCGGTCGGACGCAGCACCGGCCCTTGCCAATACGGCGGTCACGCCGGGGAGTTATACGAGCACGAACCTTACGGTCGATCAGCAGGGCCGCATCACGGCGGCCAGCAACGGGACGAGTGGCACGTCCAAGGCGGCCCTCTCGGGTGCCACAGGCGCCACAACGCTCTCGAATTCGGCAACGAACTATACCGGGATTATGACGATCAGCGCGACGGAGGCGGTCACCCAGATCATCATTCCGTATGCCGCAACGCTCAAGAACCTCTACATCGGCTTGAACAGCGGATCGCCCGGGGCAGGGACGAGCTGGGCCTTCAGTATCCGAGTCAATGCGGCCACGCCGGGCACGCTCCTGACTTGCACCGTCGCTGATGCGGCGACTGCCTGTAACGACACCAACGGCGCAAACGCGATGAATGTTGCTGCTGGCGATCTTGTGGCGGTACGTTCCGTGCCCTCCAACACTCCTACCGCACGCGGGATGCGCTGGTCATTCGAGATCGACCCGCAGTGATTTCTCGTCGGAGAGCGCTTCTTGGGGGTGTCGCGGGGGCGGCGCTGTATCAAGCGGATGCTGGTGCGCGGCTGTTTTGGCGTGGCGGGGCCGCCGGAAGCGCTCCGCCGCCGGCGACGATCCCGTTGGAACGGACATTTACCAACGTCTCGGGGTCGGCCCTGCCGGCGACGGCGTTCTGGTCGATTGGGCACCCGTTCATCGAGGGCGAGGTGCCGAGTGGGAGCATCGTTACGGGTACGGTTGGCGGCGTCTCGGTGCCAGTGCAGGGCGTCGGGTCGATCACCCACGCGGATGGCTCCCTCGCCTGGACCGAGTTGCTGGTGGACTTGTCGGGCATCTCGCTGGCCGCTGCGGCAAGCTCCGATCTGGTGTTGACATCGACCGCCGGAAGCTGGAGCACGACGACTGCGCGGACCAATGCGGATTGGACCGGGCTCGTCGATACGGTCGAGCTGACGAACATGACAACGACCGGCACCAGCGGCAACAACATGGACAAGGCGGGGACGTATACGGCGGCTTTTGATGCTGGCGGCACCAACACGATCACGATCACGGGACAGGGGCCGCGTGGGCTCAAGGTTCTGGTCCGCGCTGCCTTCGTCAACACCGGATCGACGCACCGCTTCCTCCAGGCGGTCATGGAGTATTGGGTTTGCCAGAAGGCAGACACCAGCCTCGGCCCTGTTCGTTCGAGGGGACCGTTTATCGAGAACACCCTGATGGATCTGACCGATCCGAGCCGATTCAACTTCGATATGACCTGGAAGCGTGGTGGCGCGGCGCAGCGGACTCGGGTCGGGGTCGAGTTGCATTGTGGCGCGATCGCGGCGGGATGCCGGGTGGACGGGCAGGGCGATTGGTCAACAAACGAGCCGTCGCTGGTCGTCACTCAGGACTACAATCTCGTTCGAGCGACCAAGAAGATCCCGCCATTCAAGACCGGGCTCGTGTACACGCAGGCGGCCGAGTGGGCATGTACGATCAGCACCAGCACCGGGATCGTGACCTCTACCGGGAACATGACGGCGATCTTCGGGGCGAACTCGACCGCGTTCCCGACCGCGATAGACTTCCGAGGGACGGTGCTGCCGTCAGGTACGGGGTTCGCAGACGGTAACGTGTATTGGGCGGATTTCATCGACGCGAACACATTCCAACTCTATGACACGCTGCCCAACGCGATCGCGGGGGGCGCTACCGGCAAGTTAGTCCCGACCGGTGCCGGGACGAGCGTTTTCGTGCGGCTCTGCTGTGGCCCCTTGGCGCGGGCGAGCATCTGCCGTGATCTTGGTGCCACGGGAAACAGAGACGATATCGGCCTTCTGACCGAATGGTCCTCCGCGATGCTGGTCAAGAACGACCAGGCGGCGCAACGCTGGGCGCGGGTTTCGGCCTATGGCATGGGGGCAATAGGGCGGGCTTGGAGGAATAGCGCGACGGGAAAGATTCCTGGTCTGCTGCCGACCGCGCAACTCCCGGCGGGACTTGGGACGGGACTGGAAACGGCGTTCGCGCTTGGGGGTAGCTGTTCGACGCAGATCGGGGCGGGGACCGGGACATTCACCGGGGGCGGCGGCCAATTCACGCAGAGTTTCACGCCGAATACGAGTCATACACCGGCCCCGATCTTCGCAACGTGGCTGATGGAGGGCGGGGATTATCTGCGGGAGATGCTTTACTTCGCGGGGAACGCCGGGATTTTGCAAAAGTCCTTTCTTGCCAATCGCAATAGGCAGGTCGGGGGAACCGGCACGACCTATTACGCGCTGGTCATCACCGAAGGGGGGTTGAATCTCCGTATTGCGTTCTGGGCCTTGCGGGATATCGCCTATGCCGCCTTCGTCGCGCCGGACGGGTCGGACGAGAAGGCGTACCTCATTCAAGTGCTGAAGAATATCCTCGACTGGTATGTCGCTGACCGGGCGGCGAAAGGGACCAACTACCAGACGATGGGATTTTATGTGTTCGACGCGGACATTCCGTCAACCCGGCGCGATCTGACAATCATGTCGAACTACATGAGCTGGTACGCGGCGGCGACGCTGGGCTATACCGGGATGCTGCTCGGAGACGACCCGGACCTTGCGACCCCGCTCAACACGTTTCTGTCGAACTTCTGCGATACATGGATGGCGAACATCTACAGCACCTTTTGCCCGTTCTTTGGGACAGGATACGAGTATGGGCCGCTCTTTACCGAGAGCGATTACGCAGCCTCCTGGGACGATGTTGGCAATGTACCCGGCAGCAATACCTCGTATGCGTTCGCGACTGACGGGACGATTACATGGTCGGGCTCGGATGCGCTCTTTACCCTTGTCGATGGCGATCACTTCTATGCCTACGATCGCCTTACGCAGTCGGGGGTTGCCGCGACGACACCCCCGGCTGAGTTGACGCAGGGACGGCGGTATTATGTCCGGGATCTGAATATCGGGGCCAAAACGTTCAAAATCGCGACGACTCCAGGTGGAACGGCGATTACCTATGCCACCAGTCCCTCGGGGGTCGGCGGTGTGTGGCACGATACCTCCTGTCCCTCATCCGGGGTGGCGGGCAGCGCGGATAATGCAAGTGCGACAGATGGCTATGTGGCGAACGCGATTGCGGCGATGGCCCTGTCGTCCGTCGCCCTTGGCGGGGCAGCAAATAGCGATGCGGCCTATACGGCGGCGATGGCGAAATTCACCGGAGACTTTGACGATGGTGTCGGCTGGGCGTTACAGAATACAGCATGAACGCAGCCGATGCTGAAAGTAGACACCACTCTGAACCTCGCGACCATTGGCACGCTCGTCGCAATCATCGGGTCGGCGGCGGTCGGCCTAGTCGTCATGCGCAACGAGGATCTGCGAACCCTCAACGAACTATCTACCAAGCAGGTTTTGCTGTCGACGAAGTTCGATGATCTGACGGCGCAGTTCGTGCAGGCGAAGACCGACGACAAGCTGTTCACCACCGAGATGCGGACTGCGCTTGCCCGGCTCCAGACTGACTTGGCGGTGTCGAATGCGATCCGGGCAGCTCAGCCGGGAGGGAAGAAATGAGTCGCATTAAGTCTGAATTGGTAGAATGCACTTTAACCTGTCTTCAAGGTGCTTGCGTATCTCTAGGACTCTATTTCGTCGGTTTGATACTCTTGGTGATCCTAAGTGGATGCGCATCCGCGTGCCCGGATGGGCCACCGTCGCTATGTGTGGTTCCCGCGTCATACTACACATCGCATCAGAGATATCTGCCTGCGCCGCCGCCGCCAACTCTACGGGCACCAGTCAATCATCGGCCAGAGTTGCGAGATATCGACAAGCAGAAGCCCAACCCCGATATTCCTGGGCAGGTGCAATGGATGAAAGAGCGGCTGGAGAGCAGGTAGAGTGGACCCCGTTTGGATTGGCATTTTTGTTATCTGGGTTCTGGCGCCTGCGCCAGCGATCATCGTCGCGCTTATCGAGCGACGGACTAGGGCCAGGGAGAGGGCCGAGGACATCGCCCGGCAGGATCAGGTGGCGAGAAAGGCGGATGAGACGGCGAGTCTGCTTCAAGCGTCACAGCGGCTGACTATCGAGAAGGCTGACGAGGTGGCGGCTGTGGCGGCTCAGGTAGCTCGATCAGTCGCGGCGGCGACCAAGGCCGATGTCTCGGAGACGCACGCCCAGCTGAAGCAGATCCATACCCTGGTCAACAGCGA